GATGGTGAGAGGGTAGAAGCGTGAGCCATCGATGGACTGTCTACAATAAATTCCAAGCCGAGCAGCTGTGCCAATACATCATGGATCACTGCGAAGCTGGTAAGACTTACGAGATTCATGAGCCTACATTGACCGGCCAACAACTGAAGGCCGTGCATGCGTATTGCGATCACGTAGCCAGGGATATGAATGCATCAGGGATAAGCATGCAACAAGTGTTAACCGGTGCTAAACTAGAGATACCACCAACAGGTAAGATGCTTTACTACACAATGTGGAAGCCTATCCAAACCGCCATGCTTAACAAGGTAGATTTAACCTCAGTCGGTAAGTATGAAGTGGATCAAATATACCAGGTCATGGCGCGTCACCTGGCTGAAGCTCACGATATCGATGTGAGGTTTGGCCGATAGTTCTGGGGGGAACTATGGACCTGCTTGATTTTTGTACTACTGAACGCCAGCGTAAAATCATAGAGCTGCATCAGCAAGGCTTAGGCTATAGCAAGATAGCAGAAGAGCTTGATCTCACTTCCAGATGGGCTGCTCGCGACACCATTCGCTTGATCAAAGGCAAGGCCGCAAGGCAAGGCTGGTCACCTGCTCACGATATGGTCCATACCGTACCCGAAGGCTTCACAGTTAAGGGTGTCTCTACCTACTATAGCGAGGATGGGAAACCCGTCGGCCAATGGGTGAAGTCAGCCGCCGACAAAGAAGCGCAATTTAAATCGGCACTCGAAGCGTTTAAGGTTGGATTCCTCGATGAGCTGGATGGCCTCTACAAGCCCATAGAAGCCCCACAAGCGACGTTAAACGAAGATAGGCTATCCCTTTACCTCATAGGCGATCATCATCTGAACGCGCTGTGCTGGTCTCCAGAGACAGGCGGTGATGATTGGGATGTAAACATCGCCCAAGATGTATTGATCAAGGCTGTGGATAAGTTGGTATCGGCATCGAGTGAGTCAAAGGTTGGTGCCCTGGTTAACCTCGGAGATTTTTTGCATGCCAACACGTCAGAAAATAAAACGGGAAAAGGAACGCCCGTCGATGTCGACGGAAGATTAGGCCGGACTATCCGCGTACTGGGTAATCTATTCCGCATATTAATTACTCGAATGCTAGAGACACACCAGGAAGTTTGGCTGATTAACGTAAGAGGAAATCACGATCCCGATGCGAGCCTATGGTTGAACGAGATGATGCGCTTGTACTTCTCTAACGAACCGCGCGTCGTTGTCTTTGATAACTTCAACAAGTGGATTGACTTTGAGTGGGGCAAGAACCTGGTGGTCATGCATCATGGCGACAGGATAAACGCGCAGCGACTGTACGAAGCAGTGACCAGGGACTACGCCGAGGCATGGGGTAGGACCAAGTATCGGTATTTATTCCATGGTCATATCCACCATAAGACTGTGACGGAGCTGGGCGGATTGCATCTGGAGAGCCTGGGGGTACTCTGTCCACCTGACAGCTACCATTCAGGTGCTGGCTTCGGATCAGCCAGGTCGATGTCTTGCGTTGTACTCGACAAGAACTACGGCGAGCACAGTCGATTTAAGGTTGGTATTGATGAGGTGAACGCATGATCCCGATCATTAGTGTGCCATTGCCTGGTGGCGGGACAGCGCTGATTAAGACAGCTGATATTGGCGGCGCGACATCTAACAAGAACCCAAAGCACACCGACCTGTACGTTTTAGGATGGGCACCCCAGGGAATTACAGTTGATCTGCGCATTGAAGACTTCGCGGAGATTTGGGTGTCTGCAATGTTCGATGAACCTCAAAGCGATGTAGAGTATGAGATCGTATTTACCCCAGATGAAGTGCACTGAGTGCTATAAAATTATGATGCCGCAGTTCAAGAAAGAATATCCCCATAAACTTGAGGGCTGGTCATGCGACTGCGGGAATAGCGAAAAGGCTATACTCAGGGAACGTCAGTACACGAGGGCAGACGATGGCAGTAAAGCGCGAGCAGTGTGATATATGGTTTTCAAAGGCCGTAAGGCTACGGGATCAGAAGTGCCTACACTGCCATAAGACTGATCGACTTGAGTGTTCACATATTTATGGTCGGGCCAACAAGCGAGTACGCTGGGCCATGTCAAACGCAATAGCCTTGTGCCATGCCTGTCACAGATACATGACCTCCAACCCCGTGGCACATTTTGACTTTCTGAATGAGCTACTGGGCGAGGCACACATGAATAAGTTGCGGCAGGATCGTAACGAGATATACAAGACTAACAAGCTGTTGAGAAAGGATATCTCTGATCACTACCGCGATGAGGTCAGACGTAAGGAGATTGATCCTGATTACGAGATTCAGAGCTGGAACTAAAGTATTCCGGATAGTATTCGCGCCTGAGTTTGTCTAGCGCGCTCTTCTCTATTTGCTTTACCCGTTGACGAGAAACTCCGAGCACCTCAGCGATCTCGGAGTATGTCATGTGGTAATCAGGATTGGTCGCAGCTGTCACGCCTTCCACCGGATACAGCTTGGCAGGTCGCAATCTTGAGGCTGGATTGTTTGCATTGGAATCCACCAGCTCTCACCTTCTGCTTGGACTAACACCTCGACGTGCGCGACGTTGTCATCTTTCTCTATGCGGGAACCGAAGACGACGGACTCATCAGCTACGTCACCTCCGATCATAAATTGCACTTCTCTGCCAATTGCTCTTGGTCTCATTGTTAGCCTCTCTCCAGGTCGTTGATGTCACCGATCATGGTGTCATAGATTTCCCTTAACTGAATAACAGATTGACCTTGAATATCAGTCATGCCATGCAAGTTGTCAGCTTTTTTGAGTTGAGCAAGCGCTTCATCGATGCCATCGAGAATGGCGTTATAGGTGACGAGCTGTTCGCCGAGATCAGTTTCTTTTTCATATACACACATAATGTTTCTCCCTTGGTTTCTTGAGACGCCTCACGGCGTTTCGCTTGAGTCTCACAAGCTCATCAGTAGGTTTAAGCAGCGAAGCCTGTAGTTTTATGAATGGCTCCGACGTTTACGTTAAGACCATAACCTCGCAAGGTTTCAATGATCTCTTGAAGTTGCGCTCTGGTCATATCCAGATCAAATTTTGTAGCATCGTTTTGATCAACGACGTAGTCATTAAGCGCGCGGTTATAGTTGCTGTAGGCGATTGCGTACTGTTCAACTGCTTGTGTAAATTCCATTGTGTTTCTCCCTTGGTTTCTTGAGACGCCTCACGGCGTTTCGCCTGGTAACCATCCAGGCTCATCAGTCAAGATTACAATTGGTTGATTAAGTAACCGTTGCGGTCGGTGTCGTTGAAGCGATAAACAAAGTGATCGTAAACCTCTTCCATATCGACGACTTCGAATCCGTATCCAGCCTCGCGTAATGTTGTCCACGCTAACTCTTGAATCTCTTTGGTGTGGGCGTCGTACTGTCCGGTTCTCTCGAAACACTCTAAAATGAATTTGGCTTGCTTAGTCATGTATTTCTCCCTTGGTTAATGGCTGTGTCCCCAGCCGATGAAAGCATTAAACCACATCTAAAAATAAAGTTCAACACTTTTCGTGATCTTTTTTTATATTAGTTTATAAATCACCGATCGTGTTATACTTGGACACGTCAAAACTACTGGGAATAACCCAATGTGTGAGACGGTAAAACGCGCTATGTTTTGTGCACGCAACAAAGAGCGACACATCGAAAACCTAGAGCCGGTATGCATTCTAATCGGCAGGTTGAAAGGATTGACTCAAAGTCAGTACCTGGATCTATGTGCAAAGGATAAGCTCGAGAACGCGCGCGCATTGCACATGGCGAAACATTATCCAGCATAGGGGGAGATATGACTGAGTTTGAATGGGGCGCGATCATCGTGTGCATCGTGCTAGTCTTTTATGTCTCATACGTTTTATGAAGGTGCTCGATTTATTTGCAGGGATTGGCGGCTTTACTCTTGGTCTTGAGCGCGCAGGATTTGAGACTGTCGCATTCTGTGAGATCGAGCCATACGCGCAGAAGGTATTAAAAAAGAATTGGCCAGGGATACCTATTTACGATGACGTTAGAACAATCACAGCAGAGCGATTGGCTGCAGACGGAATTGGAGTCGATGTCATCACAGGTGGATTCCCCTGCCAAGACATCTCAGTCGCAGGAAATCAGGCAGGTATCGCAGACGGAACGCGCAGTGGATTATGGTCAGAGTGCGCCCGTCTTATTGGGGAGCTTCGACCCCGATACGCCATCTTTGAAAACGTCACAAACCTGCTTAATGGAGAACGGGGAGCTTGGTTTAAGCGAGTACTCTGGGACATTTCCTCGCTCGGGTATGATGCGCAATGGCACTGTATACCAGCTAGCTACCTTGGTGCCTCACACAGAAGGGACAGAGTATGGATCGTTGCTTACCCCATCGGCACAAGGGTGGAAAGCTTGGACATTCAGAAATCCATACGCACTTATCCGCAAGAATCATGCAGATGGCAATTTGCAAGAGCAATTGATGAGGCTTTACCGGCTGATGATTACGCCAGAATTCGAGGAAAAGTTGATGGGGTTCCCGAAATCATGGACAGACTTAAATGCTTAGGTAACGCAGTTGTTCCGCCAATACCTGAGCTTATTGGGGGAGCAATACGTGAAGCTGAGTTATCAACAAGTGAAGGAAGCGCGCGATCTATACTATGACGGTGTACTACTAGATAACCTGGGTATGATTTACGATGTCAGCCCAATGACAATGTCTAGATACATACGCGCATACGAGAAGTACGGGAAATCCTTTTGGTCTCCCTATCCAACTGAGGTAGAAGATGCCCGACCAGAGACATAAACTAGATAAGGAAACCAGGGACCGACACTTCCCTGAGTACAATGGCGGTAAAGGCAGCAAGCCGCGCAACTCAACTGCTCAATCCAGACAAGCGTATAAGGATGGATGGGAAAGGATATTTGGTAACAAGAAATGAGTAACAACAGTGCAGCTCAACGTAACAGAAAGCTAAGACAGGATGCTCTCAGGGAGCAGCTTTCACAGCAGAAGCACGAAGAGCAAGTTATTGGAATCATTGATGATTTGACAAATTCTGAGTTGGAGTTTGATTCTTTGATGATTCGCCGCAAGGAAATTGCACTCAATGCACACCTAAAGCTCATGGCTAAGTACATTCCCGACCTAAAATCTACCGAGCTGACAGGCGCAGAAGGTGGTGACCTGGTGCTCCAGATACAGCGCAAGCGATTCGATGGCGACGATTGAGTATGTAATGAAGCCGCAAGGCAAAGTGCTTGAAGAGTTTGCTGACTGCCGGGCACGTAACTCATTCATCATGGGGCCGCTTGGTTCCGGTAAGACTGTCCAGGTCATCCTCAAACTGCTTGAGCTGATGTGCGAGCAAGAACCCTGCATACGAAAGAACCATCCCAACTACGGTATTCGGCTTAGTCGGATCATCGCAGCCAGGAATACATACTCAGAACTATTCTCGACCACCATCAAGGATTGGCTAGAAGTACACGGAGACCTTGGTGAGTTCAAACAAGGAAACAAAGAACCTCCCACACATCGAATTGAATTCAAGCTCGAAGACGGAACCACAGTCAGAAGCGAAGTCATCTTCATCGCCTTTGATCGGCCTGATCACGTCAAAAAAGCGCGTGGTATTCAGACGACCTGGGCTTGGCTCAACGAAGCAAAAGAACAC